GGGCTACCGTGCAAGTGACTACTGCACGGTAGTGGGAATGGTGGGATGTCAAGCATAGCCAAAGAGGTTAATCTTGGCCGAAAAGCCGACTCCCATAGACTACGTAGAGTGCTACAGGTCAGTCTTCGAAGACTGGCTGATGTACCACCCTGAAGACCGTTCTGGGACGGAACGTGATTACAAGCGTATCGCCCTAGAGTCATCGTCACGGGGTCTACCGTTCTTTACGATAGACCTGCCTGCAATGGGTAAGATCTTTGATCAAGCCCTTGCTAAGCGGCGCCTCGACCGTACCGGTATGCCTCATATGAGGCCGTATCGGCATGGTTCCATGATCCCTCGACTATTCAAGGGGTTCTGGCTGCGCGTCTTTGACGATGATGGTCAGATTACGGAGGCCGTAGATCCAACAACGGTCGCCTTTATGAGACTATTCTTTAATCTCGTGGGGAAACTGAAGTTGGAAGCCCCTTCCAGGTATGTACAACAAACCTTAAAGGAGTTCTACGATGTCGAACAAGTCCTCCCTCCTGCCTCTCGGCGGTGGGCTGAAGACGAAGAGGAGTTACCTCAATCGGGCCGGAGAAGTCTTTGCGACTTCGAACCGTCTAGATCGGGGTTACTTCCATTCTATCCTCAACCACATCGCCTCGATGCAGGGAAGGAAACCCCCAGCCAGGCTATACGACCTGGACGGGGTGCTGTACCGGAAAACCGGTTTGGCAGACGAGTTCCAAGCCCAGCTCGAGGGGAGAACCCCCTCGAAGTGGACTGCCTCCGCCGTTGCCAGTATGCAGCGGACCTGGTGGCATCAAGTCTTGGCTTATTTCGCCCGGACGAGATACTACCAGCGCACGGACCTGGCGCAGTTAGTGAGGGACTTGGGTCAGCTGAAAAGTTTAGCTTCCCCACTTGGTCACCTCGACTAGAAGCGGTCTTTCCGTTCTCCGAGTTCGGGACTTATGCCCCGGACTCTTATCTTGAGAACAGTAGGCCCGTTCACTATCCTCGAATAGAGGAGTCCGCGAGTAGACTCATTGCTGTCCCAAAGACGCAAAAGGGACCTCGGCTTATCGCCGCGGAACCTGTTGCTAATCAATGGATGCAGCAAGGGGTTGCTCGCGTTCTTCGTGAACGTGTAGCTCAGAGCTTCTTGGGAAACTGTATCAACTTCTTTGATCAGAGACCCTCGCAAAGAGCCGCGCTTCTAGCTAGCAGCACCGGGGAGTACGCGACGATCGACTTATCGTCGGCGTCGGATCGGCTTTCGTGTGTTGTCGTCGAGGCGTTCTTCGGAGCGAATAGTTCGCTCCTTCGAATGCTTACAGCGACTCGTACGAGGTACCTTTCGAATCCATCTTACAAAAATTTCCCGAAGCTTATCGAGCTCCGGAAGTTTGCGTCGATGGGTTCCGCGCTCACCTTTCCCGTACAGAGCATAGTCTTCGCTGGTCTATGCCTCGGCGTAGGTTCTTACCTTACCGGGGAGGACCCGCGATCGCTCGTACGGGAAGTGCGGATATTCGGGGACGACTTGATTGTCCCCGTCGGGTGGTACCCAGCGCTATCTCAGATAATGACAGCGCTGGGGTTGAAGGTTAATATGTCGAAGTCTTTCGCGGAAGGAAACTTCCGCGAGAGCTGCGGCATGGACGCTTGGAGTGGCTACGATGTCACTCCACCGCGCCTTCGAAAACCTTCGACGGCACTTAACACGCGGGAGGCACTAGCCCACCTAGACATCGTCAACAACTTTTGGTTAAAAGGTTATTGGCACCTGTCAAAGTACCTAGAGACGACAGCTCGATGGATGAAGGAATTCACCATCGTGAAC